TGGGTGTTCCTTGCGGATCTGACCAAGATCCTAGCAGTAAATGAAGCAACGCGCTGGTGAGAGCGCGCGCCTTATGTAGACTATGGCGAAGCCTACGAACACAGAAGTCTGAGTCTAAGCCATCTGTGAAAAGCTTTGAACTCCTCGCTTCCTGCGTTGGCCCGGCGCTCCAAAATTCTGGACCGCGAGCCGCTGCTGCTTACCCCGTGCGGCTGACTGCAACTTGATGGCCGCCTTAGTGGCGGCTCCGTTGTGTGGCTGGCCTTGCTGCTTAGCATAGGCCAGTCCGGCCATGGCGGCTTTGGCGACTGCGGGAAGGCCCGCTGCAGCCTTGGCTGCGCCCATATGGCGCAACATCATCTGAGCCGTACCGACCAGCGGGAAAGCCGCAGGAATGACTGTCTGAGCGACGTCGGCGATGGTGCGATACCAACGCCCAAGGTCATTCCAACCCTGCGGGCATCCGGGCGGAAGGTGGTTGGCGATGATGTTGTAAAGAGTCAAAACCGCCGGGTCGTACGTGGCACTCGGCTGAGCGAGAGCCAGGAACGTCGGCTTGTTTGCTGCGGGTAGGCGCTCCAACCCCACCCTCCAAGTGACGAACAAGGTGGTCTGGGGCGACAAGCCGGTGAAGTATGCGCCTACCGTCGACATGCGCGAAAAGTGACAAGCTGGTGCAGCGTTGTAAGCTGCGCTCTCTACGCTGCCCTCTGAAGTGACGTTGTAGAAATTGCCAACAAGCCCCGGCGACAGAATGGAGCCGCCGACGTAATCGGTGTCGAAGTAATTGTATCCCGATGCCTTCCCTGCGCTGAGATTGTTCTGAGCGAACACGTAGTTGCGCTGCGTGGCGGTTTGGAACGGGTTGTCGGACTGAAACTTGGCAGTACAGTAACAGCCTTCCTGTGCAGGCCAGGTGTGGGACGCTGGCATGATCTTAGCCTCCGCAATGGTGTTCGGAGGGCAACGGAAGGTGTTGGTTCCGACAGTTTGGGTGTCAACTGCGGCGGAGGTGCTATCCCAGTAGGAGTGGGCTTGCGAGGTCTCGTAAGACTGACCGTAATTGTAGACGGTCACAGCCCCCTGCTTGTAAATCTGGGCAGTAGTGTTCACCACCTCGAAGCCACTGTAAATGAGGCGGTAAGCACCCAAATCAGTGTCATCGAAGTCGAGGTAGTTGTCAAGGTTGATCTGGTCGACCTTGTACCCCGGCGCCGTCTGGCTTTGTGGCATGTGTCCAGGTGTGAATGTGTGATCTCCCCCGTTGTCTGGTGCTGCTGGCACGGAATTGATGACAAGGCCATCCATCCGCGCAGTGGTGCCCGTTTGGGTTGCTGGCGCGCCTGAGCCAACCCCCGCGTTGCACACCACGCCTGCTGGCAGTCCCGTAGTCCCCATCGGGTAGAAACGGCCAGAGACGTTGTAACCAGTGTCACCGTTGGGCCCCACGACCGTAGCCGTGGGCTTGGCCCAATCAACCGGTGACAAAACCATGTGGCAATCCCAGTTGGACTGTGACTGCTTAACAGCATCGGGTGCTGAAAGCTCAAAGGCCTGGCGGACCTTGACGACCACGGTAGATTCCGTGTTGACGTCTGGGTATCCGCGAAGATCGGTGAGCTTGAGGTCATGGAATGGGTCTGCGGCTGACTTTAGCCAATCGCAGCCCTCGGGACTGATCTGTTTGGACGCGCACAGGCCGCGGAGTGGGTCCTTGCCCCTCACGGCCTGTAGTAACTGCTCGGGCGTCATCGTCATGTTGTATCAACGATCGCCACTGGGAATCTTTTCCCCGAGTCAATGTCCAGGGGCAAACCCCTCGATTAAAGAAACTTGAAGCTAGTAAAACCAGTCACGTGCTCGCGAAAGCACGATCCAATGCTTGTGATGCTGGTTTTCGGCGGGTCAGGCCTAGCCATAGCCTACGGACTTGGAATCCAAACCTAACCGTAGTACGTAACGAAATGGAACTGTGTCACGTAAATGGAGGCTGCATGGCGTGAAAACTCGTAATAATCACGCCATTGCCCGGTTGGCGTCGCTCGCGGACGACGCGCCCAGGTCTTGAGACATCCGGCTGGCCTGGTCCGACTCCGTGGAGTGCGATGGCTCCGCATCACTGCGGGACCCGCACATCCGCGTCAATGACGCGCGCTCACGGAGCAAGTAATCCATGGCCAGCTCTGCGCTGGTAATCAGTTCGTCAATTGTGCACTCACGAACGCTATGATGCCGTGCGATGCGAAGTTCGGCCTCGTAGCGGTCCTGGAACATTGCGTTGTCCTTAAGCTGCAGAAGGTACTTGAATGCTCCCGAGACGCGGCGCGTGCCCTCAGGCTCCGCGTCCGGGTCGAAGCTCTTACCGGGCAAAAGCCACTGATCGAGTTCTTCCCAGGTTGCGCACTCGGACAGCCCCTTGAGCCACTCCTCGCACTCCGCGGAAGTGCCGAAGCCTAACTCTTGGGAGACGCTATCGAGCATGATGGGTACATCGGAGTCGGCGACTTCGTACGGGCCGTTGGCGACACGATGGAACATGTCGCGGTCGTCGGCCAAAAGTTGCGCCATCTCAAACGACAGAACCTCCGTTCCGTACTCGTCGATCTCACTCATGCCCTCGAACATGGTCAGTTTAATCCCGTAAATTCTCGCTACTGCAGTAAGGTACTCGCCAATGCCTGGCGTTTTCGAATCGGTCGTCCAGTACCCACGCAACTTTAGCACGTACTTGTCAATGTCGGTATTGCGCGCGACAGACAGCTTTGCGATCGCCTTGATGACGTCCGCATACGATGCCAGTGTTTTGGTGGGTGCCGGATAGCGCCGGCCCAGAAAGAATGTGCCACTCTCTAGGCTGGTGTAGGTCGTCTTAAGGATCATTCCGATGATGCTAGTAATGTAATGGGAGCTCTGGCTCCAGTTCTCATCGGTAATGTACGGCAAATGCGCTGCCACTCCGTCATCACCGAACTTGGGTCCGATGGCGGAGTAGGCAATCGTGAAGATGTCGAGAATGGAAGCAAGGGACTTGCCAGTGTCCAAAGCAGCCTTGACCTCACGATGATCGCAGTAATAAATCTGCGAACACACCCACTGCAGCGGCAAACTCTTGAGATACCTCTCAAGGTTCCTCTTGACTGCAGTGCGAGTGATCTTTTCGAATGGCAGACTATCCTTCTGACCCGACCGCGTAATGTGACGAACGATGGCGAATGTCGTGGAGAGGTACTCGATGAAGGCAGACACGAAGGTGTTGAGCTCGGTTGTTACGCCGGATCCACTGTTGTTCTTGTGTCCCGTCTTGATCATCGTCGTCTTGAGAACGGACTTGATATCGACGTTGTCTTCTAAAATCTGCTCGACTTCCTCTGAATCGCCATCTGACACGAAAGTGAGGACGAATTTGACAAACCAGCTGTAGATGTATTCGCTGATTGTCTCGTCCATCTTAGTGTAATCCGTGTCATGAAGACCGGTTACATCCCGACCCGCTTCCTCATCGAGATCGCACCGCCACAGGGCAAACTCGGAGAGCGAGCGGATCGCAAGTGCCACATCGGGTGGCGACTTGCCGGGCATGTAAAAGTCACATCCCTTCAGAATTCCCTTCAACATCTTGCCTAAACGGCCAGTCTGAATCGAGAGTCCCTCGGGGTACTGCGTGACGCAGCGGGGCGCAGGGCTCGCTTTGGCAGTCACCTCGGTCTTCAGGTTAGACCGTGCGGTAGTTGGGACTGCGTTGTTGTGGAGAAAACCTTCGAGGCGCGCGGCCTGAAGGGCGCCAGTACGAGTGTCATAAATGATTTTCGATGATGGCAATGATGCTGACTTGAACTTAACCCCGCTGTTTGATGAGATCTGAGCGAGGAACTTGTCTAGCACCATGTCGACGACGCGTTTGAAGTCCGCTCCCGGGTTGTTCTGGTTTGCGTACTTGTCAAGTCGTTTCTCCTTGTAAGCGATATGCGCTTGGTCGGACGTCGTATCGGGCACGCCTGCTGGGCTATGCGTCGGGTTCGGCGCTGCCCAGACGGCACTTGTCTTGCCATGATCGTCGTCGTCAACTGACCCATCTTGACGGACGTACATGATGCAAGGGCGTGCCCGATATTCTATCGGGATTAAGAAGTAACCAGCGAGTATCGGCTCCACGGATCCTTTGCGCCAGTTGCCCATATAGAGCATAGTGCGCTTAATCTCAGACACCCCGAAGCCCTTCGACTTTCCGGAGTTGCCCATGTGACAGAATTCGCGGTACTCGTTCTCCTTAACCTCGACAGATGAGCCGGGTCCCTCCGAATCGGCGAACTTGATGCTAAACACCGGGTCGCCGTCGGTACCGAAGAGACCGACTATGAATGAGCGCGGGTTTGGGCCACCGAAGAGGCGCGCGAGCGCATCCTTCATCTCCCTCTGCTCCTCAGTCGCCTTGGGCAACTTTCCGAGGGCG